GTGATGTGTTGAGCCCTTTCTGGATCCCCAGGAAGACCACGGTCAAAAAGACCATGGCTTCGAAAGGAAAACAGAGGGCTGAACCCATAGGCGCGAACTTGGCTAGGCGTATAACGCCATGACCAGGTACATCAGCCTTTCGGCTCCTACAAGCGTCTACGCCATCAAATAGATGGTCGTATCCGTCGAGTAGTAGCCGTACATGCTGATTAGAGACACGATCGGAAGCTTCGCTCAAGTCGAGCGTAGCAAGGTTCCCTTTTAGAGAACCTTCCATGGCCATTGCCTGATTAGGGCCTTGGTCACGGAATCCGAGCATGCGGTCGAGGTAGTCAACCCTCGATATCGCATCTAGGATCTCGCGAAGGAGTGCCTGCTGCATGTATTGATTTGCAGCGGGTTCCATCCCGATGATCCTTGGTGTCTTTAGCGTTTTAGGAACTGAGATCACCCGCATGGGTGTCTCAGCACCAGGTTCGGGGATGTCAACGTCTTCCAAATTCTCGTGAAACGAGTAATTTGGGAGGAGGTATTCCACAGCTGGAAATACACCCTCTAGACGTTCGGGCCAGGACCGTTGATTGTACTTTCCATTGCTGGAAAGACGATCAGCGGTAGATCCTGGACCGTGTTTTGGAACGAGATCGTGCGCGTAGACCTTTTTATCTACGTGCTTGAAAACGTCCCAGAACAACATTGAGCTGATGCGACTGAATTCCCTTTTAAGGTCTTCAGTCAACTGAGCATCATGCTCACGGACATCCCTCTCACACTGGATGAATCCGTCAAACGCCGCGCGCTCCCTTTCGGGAGTGCACGGCAGAAGCACCTTTCCAAACATCAGCGTTAGCTGACGAATGGATCGGATTGCTTCAATATCCGGATCCTCCAACAACACACCACTAGTCCGGTCAAACACACGCTCAAGGAAACCCGAGAGAAATCTCGGGAGACCGCCTGACCAGGAAAAACCCTGGAACAGGTCGTGAGCGACCCAACCACGGTCAAGACCTTTTTGGAGGTCCTTTCCGAAATTGGGTAGGGTAATCGTCAAAAACGAATACCCCTCATGTTTGCACCGACCTTGGACTGTTTTCCAGTCCATGGTGGCGCTAGTGTGACATCCGCTG